GGTTTGGCATTACCAGGTCTTGCCGCAAGAGCTGGTTTATTAGCAAAACCTTTCTTAAAACAATTAGCAAAAGCATCAGCAGGATCAGGTATTGGTGCTGGAACTGGTGCTGCAGTGGCACAAACATTTGATCCAAGAGATGACGTTGTTCAAGAAATAACAAGAGCTGCAACTGAAGGTGCTTTAGCTGAAGCTGTCGGTGCTCCTTTATTTATTAAAGGTAGTCAAGTTATGAGTAAGTTTTTGTCTAAAAATCCACAAACATTTAAAGCTTATTTAGATGGAGCAAAAGAAGCAGAAGATTCATTAAAGTTAACAGCTGATAAAATTTTAGCTGATCCAAAAGGTTTTTCAAAACAGCTTGGTATACCAGAAGAAAAGGTAGAGGATTTAGTTCAGTCCGCTAAAATTTTTAAGGAGAAAGGATTAACACCAGGAGTTAAAACTACAAATAGAACTGTAGAGATACTACAGAATATTGGAGAAAAATCTTTAGTTGGAGGCGGTGAGTTAACTCGAATTACGCAAGCAGGAAAAAATATAGGAGAAATAGCTGCTAAAGATTTATT